AACATTACCAGTAATATTAATTGTTCTATCTTTATCAATGTTTATGATTTGGTCTTTACCTACTTTGAGATCACAATTACCATTGACTACTACTTTTCTATCAGCCAATACTTCTGTGATTTCATTACCACTTATCTTAGTTCTCTTATCACCATGCACATTTAAATGATAATCGCCATACACCTCTTGTACTAAATCTTTTCGGTATAACATACGACAATCACTACTCACAGTAACATTGACAGTTCCTTCAATCAATACATTTTTCTTGCCAAGTGTAACCTCATATTCATCACCAACAACTTTTGTTACTTTAGTACCATCTGGCTGTATCTCTTCAAATGTTCCTGTCCTGTGGTATCTATGTAATCGTTCAGATGATGGTGTATCATCCCATTCTTCTACATGACCAGACTCGGACATCCTTACATGGTTATAAGGATATTGTGATGTAATCTTAACGTCTGGTAAATATGATGTATCACTATCTGTAACTCCACCATATCTAGGACATGGCTCATTCCATCTATGGAAATCAGGTGCTGTTTTTCCTGCTGCACCAGAGTATGTAGTAGAATTTATATCTGAATTAATTACACCAATATCACCACCACCTGATACTTCATTTCCAGGCGGATACAAATTGATATTTAGTGTATTTGCAGTAGTGGTTGTTATATTACCAGCATCTGCAATAGGTACTGATTTAGTTCTAGCTTTCCTTTTTTGATCTAATGATGGTGAGTCTTCTGCACTAGGAATTTTTAAAGAACCTTTTAGTGGTACTGGAATTGCACCACCACCTCTAGCCAGTCTATTTGTATCTGGCTCGTTGAGATGTGTTTTTAGTGGATACTTACCTTCTGGATCATTAAATCCTAATTTTGGATTTGATACTGCTTCAGGTATACCACCAAATGTTCCTGTCATTACAGGTTCTTGTGCGTTCTTACCATCACGGAAAAAACCAAACACCCATGTTCCTTCTACTGGGCCCATAGGTGTAGTACCAATGCCATTCATAGCTGCAGATGTTATTGGTTGACTTGGAGTTGCCCAAGGTAAATGGTTTGTAGGTATTCCTCGGCCATCTTCTTTATTATCAGTATAATAACCAAGAATACGCACTCGACACCTACCCAACTTCAATGGGTCTATCCTATCTTCAACAACACCCTGCCACCATACAAAATCACCAAACATAATTAAGCTTTCCTCCTCGTAGCTCTTCTAAAAATGTCAATCTCTTCTTCCTTTCGTGTTTTTCTTACTGGTACAAATTCTTCCAAACCATCTTTTGTTAATTCAACTTTCATAGTATATGATATTTTAGCATTATCACCTTGTTCAAAAATATGTTGAATTGCAGTAACCATATATTTACCAGAAAGAAATTTATCTTCTTCAACATCAGACTTTTTATCTTTATCAGTAGTTTCTGGTGAAGGTAAAATTAATGTAACTGTCATACCTATTCTCAACGCTGTGTTACCACTAACTTCAACTAAAACACAAATACCATCATAAGCTGATGAATGACCGCTTCTTTCTAGTTTCCAATTTTCAACATTATTATCATATTTATCATTTATATTTTTAGCATACATCTGTGTATGTTTTGGATAAAAATCAATCTTACTATCAATCTGCCTATCTAATTCCCTTTCATCAATGGTATTATAAGAATTTTCTTCATCTGGCGGTGCATGAGATACCCTTTTAACACTTGATGATTTTGTATCTACTGGTGAATTTGATATTGGCGGGTATGTACCACAATGATTAAGACCAAACCATTCGTTGAAACCACGATACTCATGTTGTAATATTTTCTTTCTTACGATATCATGTGTAATTAGTTTAGATGAATAAACACCTCTTTGCGTATTTTTTCTTTTATCAAACTGATTCAAAAATGTATATTTTTGAATCTTGAATATACCAGCTGATATAGACTCAACACCATCAGAGTCTTGCACTCTAGGTATTTGTTTAAATGTGAAGATGGGATCACTAGCTGACAATGAATCTAAACTTACAAAAAATGATCCTCTTACAGTTTCATAATAAACATAATTGACACCATTAAGTTCATCGGGAACTGCTCTGTGAGAAAGCCATTCAATTGCTTTCATTGGAGTCATGTTTGGTATAATAATTCTTTCAGTCCTATCAGTAGTTTCATAAATCAATCCCTGTTTATTCTTATCATAGAGATAGGTATGGTATATATCAGAAACAATATCACTAATAGTAACATTGTCATATGATTTTGAAACTCTTGAGTGAATATTACTCATATATGTTTCTGAAATTAAATCCAAAGTAAATCTATGTGCTTTTGGTTTTAATACATTTCTAGCACTCAATGAGTTAACGTGCATCGGGGGAGGATTCACGCTGTACTTATCTGAATCTTTACCATCACCAAATCCGGGCAACGTGATATCAATATCAATAGTTTCTTCGCCAACTATAGGTGCTTTATATGGAAGATTGTGAGAATCTGCTAAAACCAAAGCACCTGTTATTGCTGGACGATATATATTTTCATAAATAGATAATTCCTGAAAATATGGCCTTAAATCATGCAGACCACTTGAACAATGCATTGTTAGATTTTTTAAATTAACATCTGTAGAATTTTTTGCTTTAGTTGACATAATATGCTAATTAATAAGTGATTTAAATTCTTGTAATATTTGTTTTATATATTCTCTTCTTATAATATTAATAGTTCTTTTTGAATCATTCATCATTTCTTCATATAAAAAGTTTGTTATTATTTTAGGGTATATTGCATCCTCAGGCCTATCTTTTGGATTGTCAACTATAAAGCCATCTTCGTCCTCATAGTGGTGAATACCATTTGTATTATCAGGATATTTCTTTGCAACAAACTTCTGTAAATCAAAATAAGTAAGTGGCCAATCGTAATATGGATTAGTCATATAATTTGCATACATAATTACCCAATGTAATGTAGAATCACCATACATTTCATAAGCAAGAGTGTCCGCTCTATCACCATCACTTATAAAATATTGTTCAAACAATGCAGCATTAATTATATTTAATTTCTTTCTTACACGAATAAGGACATTTGTTATTAAGTCTACTCGTTTATTATTTTTCTCACCACGAACATCATAACCTATTATTGGTAAATAATCAAAATATGCCATTTAGAATTTTCCTTTATAACCTTTAAAAAAACCAACCTGTGTTTTGCCAAATACATCTTCTTGAGTAATAAGTTCTGTTTCTTGAAACTCTAGGCTTAACTGTATTTCAGTAGGAGCTCCTCTTTTGAATGTTCTCCATGTATCACCACCAAAGTTGCTTCCAACTTTAGTACATACACAATATTTTATTTCTGGTAAATACTCGTTAGTTATATAATTATTATTATTATCGACATCCTTAGTTAGAAATTCAATTCTAAATTCATGTGGATAATTAAATGCAACAGCAGAGTTATCTTGAAAAGAAGGTTTAGAGAATGCTCTAAAACTTTGAACAATGCTCTGTATCGTTTTTATTTCGGATTGAGTCCGAGCTCTTAGTGAAAATTCAAACGAAAATGATCTGAACGGTATACCTTGGAATGTTTGTTCCTTAAATGGATTAGCTTTTATTCTGAAAGAACTTTCAAACCCTGCCTGTAATGTGTCTCCAGCTGTTATTGCACCAAGTACTGCTCCTGCAGGCCCTGCTACCGCAGTAGCTGCACCACCGAGAATAGTACCCATGTTGCTAAGAAGACCACTTTCAATTGCACCCCCTGCCCCGGCACCAGATTTCATAGCACCAGCTGCTCCCAAGTCTGTTCCTTCCCATGTAATTGATTCATCTAAAGCTAAAGATGCAGGCATATTTAAGAAAATAGATTGCATATGAGTTATTACTTGTTTATCGGGTGTTAATTTTCCTGCTTCTGCTCCTACAGTATCAAATACACCTTTTAGTTCTTCGGCTACTACTGGCCCACTTTTAGAGTCATCTTCATCTTCTTTTTTCTTTTCTGCGGCATTGATAAATTCAATAGCTTTATTCTTATCTTCAGTAGCAGATTGTTCATTAGCTGCTATATCTCTTTGTTTGCTTAATTCTAGTCCTTCATTAAACTTAGCCGTAACTTTTGCAAGGCCTGCTTTAGTTCTATTTTTTACTTTGTCATATGATGCACCTTGTTTGTGATAAATACCAAACTTAATAACATCTGGATAATAATTTGCTCCATCTAAATCTTGTGGAAATACCAAAGATTGGAAATCTTTACCTGATTTATGGATTCCCTGACTATCGCTTTTGTCATTTGGTACATCGCTTAAATCGTTTCCTGCCATTTTATTTTGTCCTTTTATGTCTACTTTTGATTAAAGTTTCTCTGAATACTTTTTGACTATTTTTCACACCACCTTGACCCATAATAAAATGTTCACTAGCTGTAATAATAGTACTTGCCCAATTATTAGGCTGTATCATAATAATCTGTGATCTTATATTTTCAGTTCTATAACGATGTAATGTAGATTTTGCAAATCTAAAACTTTTAACATTATAAACCATGTTTCTATATTTTTTAACAAATATCCTAGAATCATTATCTATTTCGTCATCCTCATTTAAAGATAAAAAAGGTTTAATACTTTCAAATATCACTTTACGGAATTTCACATCAAGATAATGAAAATTAATCCCCTCTAAAAGTCTTCCTCTCTTTTTGATAATAAAGACCAATGGCCACCTATCATAATATACATTGGTAGGTTCTGCAATATACTTAAAATAGTACATATTTCCAGATAATATAGTATTTACTTTAATTCCTGTAACACCTCTTATTGTTGTTTGCTTTTCCATTATCCTATATTTATAATAGATTTACCTGATTCCTAGCTCTTTTTCTGTTAAAACTATAAATTCCCAATCCCTCTTTTCTGCATATTTCCTAGCAGCTTTCCACTTACATTGATTTCTTACATAGGCTTTCAGTGCATTTCTATACTTATTGGTGTTTCTCTTAGGTTTCTTTGGGGGTAGACATTGACTATGTGGTTTAATCTCAATGATATACTTCTTTATCTGTCCTGATTTGGATACCACTTTCACATAGAAATCCACGAAATATCGCCTAGTTTTCTTTTCAACTGGATTATAATAGGGAATGACTATATTCTCTGAACCCCACTCCAATACATTTGGACGAGCATCTAAATATTTCATGTATCTCAATTCCCAGCTAGAGCGATAGTGGCATTCTTGGAGATTGCCTACATATTTCTCCTTGTTTTTTACATTATATTTTCCAACTCTAGGATAATTTCTCATATATCTCTTATAAATACAGAATAGACAAGTATTTATAACAGGAGCAGAAAATGGCTGTAAGATTAAATGGAAGTTCAATTGGTTCAAGTTCTGGAAATGGTTCATCTGGTAGTTTTCAGGCAACACAACCACCTGCTTCAAGGGAAGCTATTAAAAAAGAAATAAGAAAAGTAAAAGGTATTTCAGACTTTATGGCAGGAACTGCAGCTTCATTTGCTCGACCTAATTTATTTGAAGTACAGATAACCCCTCCGTCTGCATTGTCATCTACTATTAATGATCTGCAAAACTTGACCATAAGATGTTATTCAGTTAGTCTACCCCCTCTTTCAATATCGTCTTCTGAAGAAGATCATGGTTATAGATCAATAGCATATTCTACTGGATATGAAACTGCTGATATAGGATTTTATATGACTGAAAATTTTGCAGAACTACAATTTTTTGAAGACTGGATGAAGTTGATGGTTTTTCCAGATAGTGATCGTGTAGGATTGTATGATTCATATGCAAAAGAAGCATCAGTAACAGTAATTAATTTAGATAGACAAGATCAACCGTCTATGAAAACCAAATTAAATGAAGCATTTCCAAAAGCTATTTCAGCTATTCCTTTGGAATGGGGTACTAATGATGAAATTATGAAAATAACTGTTACATTTGAATATAGAGATATTAGTAGAGAGTACATAAAACATACATCTGCTCCCCATGCCGACAAGAAAACAGAACAAGGAAAAGTAGAAGAACTGTCTGCTTTGAGTAATAAAAAAACAATAAGTAATATTCTTGATAAAACAACAGAGTTAACTAAAAATGCACAGGGACGTATTAATCAGTAATAAATAACAACATTATTTTACATTAAGGAGTTAATGAAATGGGATTACCAAAATTAGCAGCACCAGAGTATTCTTTAACCTTACCGTCTACGGGAAAAGAATTAAAATACAGACCTTTCTTAGTGAAAGAAGAAAAACTTCTTTTATTAGCTATGGAAAGTGATGATGAAAAACAGATAATGTCTGCAACAAAACAAGTAATCAAGAGTTGTGTTCTTGAAGAACTTAATGTTGAAGAGTTACCAACATTTGATATTGAGTATATTTTCTTATGGTTGAGAGGTAAGGCCAAAGGTGAAGTAGTGGAATTGAAATATAAGTGTCCTGACTGTACTAATGAAATAGATATATCATTTAATATAGAAGAGATTGATGTTCAATTTAATGACAAACACCAAAAAGATATTAAACTTACAGATGATCTTGGTGTAGTTATGAGGTATCCTAACATCGCACTACAAGCAAAAATGAAATCAACAGGTAATGAAAAAAGTGAAGACAAAATAAATAATCTTTTTAAAACAGTTGAATCTTGTATTGATTATATCTATGATGCAGAAACAACTTATCCATCTAAAGATTATACAGCAAAGGAAATGCAGGAATTTTTAGATTCGTTGACAGATTCACAATTTCAGTCAATAGCTAATTTCTTTGAAACGATGCCTAAGCTAGCACATGATGTGAAATTACATTGTAAAAATAAAGTAAAAAGTGACGGAAAAGAAAAAACGTGTGGTTACAAAGAGGATAGGACTTTGGAGGGTCTACAGTCTTTTTTCGGATAAGCCTCTGTGATGAGTCATTAGCCAACATGATGAATACTAACTTCGCTATGATGCAACATCATAATTATTCCCTTGCCGACTTAGAAAACCTAATTCCGTGGGAACGTACTGTATATGTGAATTTATTATTGCGTCATATTGCAGAGGAAAAAGCAAGACAAGAGAAAGAAAAACACAAAAAGTAAAGGGTAATTAAATGTCTGAGAATGTATCAAAAACAGATTTAGAAAATTTAGCTGATAGAATTTCTGGTTCAATAAAAAATAATAAATCAGAACCAGTAGACCTTGAGCAATCTGTAGCTGTTCCTCTCAAGAATGGTCAAGAAGAAGCTAATCGTACTTTTTCTAGTCAACTTGTTCATTTTGCAAAAATGGCTTCTGGTATTGAGGCTATTGTCGCAATCAATGAGAAAATATTTTCAAAACCAGATATCAAAACACCTTCACCTAAAGATTTCATCGGCCCTAGATCACTTCCTGAAACAAAAGAAGAAAATGCAGATTTCATAGGCCCCAAACAACCTAGTTTAGAGG